TTTAAGTGACTCAAGATAGTCTTGACTTATGTATGGGTTATCTGTTATACGTGAATTGATGTATGCCCACTTATCAGGTAGTGTATTGTTTCGCCACCTTTCATAGATAACTGACTTAACCCAGTTGTTAGCTGGATTGCAAGTAGCCAAACATACTATTGGTGCTTGACCTATTGCTTTATTCCAACTACCTATACGTTCTTGTACCTTGTAGAATGTTGCTTCTTGTAGTTCATTTACTTCATCAAGTCCAGCACCATTAACTTCAAGTCCTCTGAACCTATTCAAGTCTTTATCATCATCAAATGATTCAGCCATAAAGATTAACTCTGAACCATTGGTAAACGTAACTACATTGGTCTCACGATTCCATGAACTTATGTATTGATTCAACCCATCGTTAAGAATTGAACTGAATGATGGAAAGGTAGTCCTCTTTAAATCGGGTAATGTCTTTCTTATGATTACCCATCTTGAACGTGGGTAGAGTAAACATAGTGATGATAGTGTTAGTAGTAACCAGTATGTCTTACCTCCACGAATTGCACCACCGAATACTATTACTTTCTTAAAACCATTAACTGCTAAGTCGTATGCAGTTGTTTGGCGTTTTGTTAGTTTGAAACTCATTCATCTTTGTCTCCCTCAGTCCTTATGATAATCAATGGCTCTGTTGTGTACATCGTGCTTTCACCATTGTTTGCCCAAAGTTTTCTTTGTCTATTAGCTAACCAATGCTTTGCTGCTGGAGTATCAGGTGGTAACTCTTTTCTTAGTTGTACTATCTGACCATCTTTAGTCAATGCCTCTTCAATGATGGTCAAACCTAATGCACGTTTGTACATTGCCCTTGCTACTTTGCCATCAGCATTCTCTTTCCCTTGCGTTAATGACTTAAGAAATTCAGGGTGTTTGTGCTTCCAAGCATTAAATGTCACCTCAGATACTCCAATGATGTTAGACATCTGTACATCAGATAGACCGAGCAATGCCATCTCAAAGACTTGCTCATTGAATAGTTCTTTGTATTCAGTTGGTCTACCTACACTATTAGGTTGGTTTTCTGCTTCCATAACTACAAAGTTACATAAGAATTTAGTTTGTCAAGTGATATGAACTTCTGTAGTTCAAATCCTTGAGCCTTAAAGTTCATTGTTGTGCAATGTTCCATAAGATAGTCTTTAGGTATTAACCATCTACTTTGTTCATCTACTATCTCAACTTTGTCAAATGTCACACCATTCTCAATCAGGTAGTAGTTGATGCCATAAGAGTTATTGACTCTCATAAGATGCTTTGACCTTGACCTTACCAGTCTTAGAGTTCTTGTTGCTTTATCAATCTGACCTATGGCTCTCTTCTTACCATCAGCAAGTAGCAATGATAGATTGATGATTGAATCCTTATGAGAGGCAATTAATTTATTACCACTTGAATCTTGTATGGTGTGGGTCTTGTTCATAGTTGGTAGGTGTCAATTCGTTTCTTGACCATATCAATAAACTTATCCATCATTGATGCATAGTAGGTATTGAAGTCATTAAAGCCTTCAGGATTGCGTTCAAACAATACATAGAGGCAAGACCTCAACCTTTGACTGGGTGTCTTGCTTCCCATTTCTTCTGCATCTATCTTGATTGACTTGAGTAACTCTTCATCATTGTAATTGAATGATTCACCTTTGAAAGCCATAACACCTACACCTGATGTCCATTGGTTGAATAGTTCAGCAGCCTTCGCTGGAGAAAGTTCTTGAGTACCTATCACTACCTTTAAGGTCTTATCTCTACGGGTAGCAACAGATTCAATTGCACAAGGTATAAGTAGTAGGTTACTATCCATAGTTTTCGTTGTAGTATTGTTCAAATGATTGGTAAATTCTTTTGTTATCCTTTATGTGAGTGCAACCTTCAACGAACCAATCTTCACTTACCTTATCCATTTGTTGTTTCTCCATTGCTTTGGCATTATCAAATAAATCTACAAAGTATGGGCTAAGTTCATTGTTTAGTTTTTTGTTAATTGATTCTCTTAACCACTCAACTGCTGATTGCCTCTTATCCATAGAACTGAATATAATGATTTAATGATGCAGTAGATGAAAAACCATAGTTTTCATTGTCTTCTTGACCACATTCATATGCACCCATTACCTCAACCTTATGTTGTGATTTAAGTTCATCGTAGTTAGATGTCAACCATAGATTAAAATCATCAATGGTAAGTTCGTTTTGTTTCTCAAAGATTAGTTCAATGATTGATTGTTCAGCAGCCATAGTGTTCAGATTTAGTTGGTTTGTTTGATTTATGTTCATCACTCACCCTATCAAGATACTGCTTGACCATTACCTTGATTAGTTCCTTGTGTGATGTTGGTATGCGAAATGTGATGTTAATTGTACGTTCACCATACTTGAATGGGTGACCAGCACCAAGTCTCTTACCACCTCTGTTATCTTTCTTTTTTAGTTCCATAGTCAACAAATATAGTAATTATATGATTACGTTTTGCATTGTTTATTGATTGTCATTTACTTTTTCGTTATAGTGTTTAGGATATGGTTTTTGTTTTAATAATACTTTACTTTTCCATTTTTGGTCAATCCAATATATATATCTGAATTGTCTCAAAGTATGACTTGTACATCTTTCTTTATTTGCTTGTAGTAAATCATATTTTTTACCTCCAGCTTTTCTACTTGTCATCATACTATTGTGATATACTTCATCGTCTAATTCCCAAAATGTAGATGTATGTTCACCATAATAATCAAAGTTTGCACCTTGATAAACTATACCATACCCTCCACACCTTTCATCTGCAAATGATTGAACCCACTTGATTGTTTTTATCTTGCTTCTAATGTATTTTATTGAGTAACTAATAGCCATACTTTCAGAATTTCTTGGTGCTATATCATCTAACCACATTCTATTCAATTCTAAGTATTGATTCATTTCAGTATCTTTTACAACACTACCCGCACTTGCTGGATTCATAGCGTAACCAAATTGCAAAACACCTACTATAATATCATTCATAAAAACACCTAAATGAATATAGGTAGCATTGTAAAACTTTTTACTATAATGATTTTTTACAATTATTGAGTTAGCTTTATTTCTATCTATTTCTTTAATGCAAAATTCCTTATTACCAAATCCTATTATTTCTTTAGAGCCAAACATAGATAGTTGGTCGCTATATATTAAATCTTTTTTAGACATTGTATTTTATTTACATTGTTTATTAGTACAAAATATCTTGCCGTGATACACCTTAGCATACTCACACCTACCACTTCTTATCTCGTAATAGGTCAAGTCACATTCAATTGACCACATCTGACGAAATGGGTAAGAGTTATTGAATAGCACCTCAAACTGCTGATACGTTAGATTCATCTCATCCAGCATTACAAACGGCTCACTAAGGTGCTTGTTGAGGTAGTTGGTATACTCAGAATGGAGTATGCTCTGTGTCTTTATTCCAATCATTGTCTGCATAGTGTCTTAGGTCTTTTAGTGGTGGAAGAAATGTACTACCTACATCGTGGGTAACTACATCAGTAAAGTTAGTCATATTAGGTGAATGCCTAAACTCAACTACACCAGTTGCTCCTTGCCTATGCTTCTCAAACAAGTAGAAGATATGATTTGTGTATGGGTTACCATTATCATCATTCAATCCATAGTATGATGGTCTCCAAACAAATGCTACACTATCTGCATCTTGCTCTAATGAACCTGACTCACGTAAGTCAGATAGTATTGGTTTTTTATCAGGTCTTTTCTCAACTTCACGACTAAGTTGTGCAAGTGCTATAATTGGTATGCCAAGTTCCTTTTGTGCTGCTTTTAATGTTCTACTTATCTCAGCTACTTCCGCCTCTCTATTGCCTCCTTTAAAGCCTTCTATGGTCATCAATTGCAAATAGTCGATGATTGCCCACTTACATCTGCCTTTACGATGCTCTCTCTTCATTACCCTTATTGCCTCATGTACTCCACACCTTGCCTTATCATAGATTAGAAATGGTTGTTTCTCTATGTTACCTATTACCTTTTCAAATGAATGTAACTCAGATTGACTTAGGTTACCATCTCTAAGTCTTGATGAATGGATTGAATCACCAGCATCTTGAAGTATTAACCTTTGACATAGTTGGCTCTTATTCATTTCAAGGTTGAAGTAGATACCAGCCTCATTAGACTTCATACCATGAAATAGTGCTAATGCAGTCTTACCCATTGATGGTCTACCAGCTATGATTATAAACTCAGGATGAAATCCACCAGTAAACTTATTAAGTGACTTAAGAC